GTTACTAATGAGGTTGTATTCAGATATAATGAAAATATGAGGAGACTCATTGTAGATCCTCTCGATATCGATGTTACTGGTGTTAGTACCACAGGAATAACAACCGATGTTGCTTCGGCAATAACAATAACAGATCATGAGTTTAATACTGGTGATGCAGTTGCATATATCAATAACGGACAGGACAAAGTAGTAGGATTGCGGAATAATGGTTCTATTTACTATGCAATCAAATACTCAAACGATAAAATTAGACTTGCTGAAAATTATTCATCGGCAACTTCATATCCTGCACAACATATTGATTTCTTACAGGTTTTAGGAGTAGGACCATTCCAACTCGCAAAAGTAGATCCAAAAATTGTTGCAACGAAAGGAACAAAAGTTTCTATTGCTGTTTCCGACACCACTTTATCAAATTATGATGTTAAATTCTATACTGATAGAGATTATAATGCACGATATGAATCAAAACTTATAGAAAGGAAAAATGATCCTGGATCTGCAGGTGCAGTTGTTAATGTTTCAATCGCAGATTCTCTGCCTAAAGTTTTATACTATAAAGTAGAAGGATCTAGTGCAAACGTTCATAAAACAAAGGACAACTTTACTGTTGGTGAATCTAGTATCGTAGTACAAAATTCTCAATATAATGGTTCCTATGAAATTATTGGTGCAGCATCAACTACATTTACATTTAATCTTCAAAACAAAGTAGAGAATGGATCTTATGTTCAGTCTGGTTTAACAACTGCATTTTATTCTACTACTGCTAGTGGTGCTATCGGTGGAGTCCATTCCTTAAAAATCTTTGATTATGGTTCAAATATAAAGACTTTACCAGTTGTCACTTCAGTTGCATCAACAACAGGTTATGGTGCTGAATTTATGGTAGAGTCCGATGGTATCGGAACTATATTAGACACACAGATTAAGTTCTCTGGAATTGAGATTCCAGAAGATAAAACCTTAACTCCAAAAGCAAAATCACAAATTCTTTTGACGCTGGATGACAATCTGAGACTATCTTCCGTTGAAGTTACTGATGGTGGTAAAAATTATAATAGTCCACCTAGAATTATCATACCTGGTTTCCCCGATGCATCTTTTGATGTTGAAGTTTTAGGAAATTCTGTCACTGCTGTTAATGTTCTGTTTGGATCTAGTGGTTTAAATGCAGATTCAAAGGTTGTCGCAATTAATAATCCAAACGGTATCAATGTAACTAGTGCAGTCTCCATTGGAAATACTGAAAATAGACTTTCAATTAAAGCACCAGCACCATTAGGATTTACAACTGCAAATCCATTCCCATTTGCAATTGGAGATGAAATTTTTGTTGAAAATGTACCGATTATTGCTGGCACTGGTGATGGATATAACTCTAGTGATTATGCTTATAAAAATTTCACTATCACTGGAATTAACACCGTAACTGGAGCAGAAAGTATTACATATTCAATAGTTGGTTTTGCTCAATCTGGCGGTGTATTTGATTCTGCAAATAATTTTGGAACAGTAGTCAAAGCATCCGATTTACCAACACTTGTCCCACAGTTTGAAAAAGTAAATTACAAAAAGGGAGAACTGGTAACTAATCAATCTGGCGCTTCTGCCGAGGTGGTAGAGTTTGATCCATCTAATGATACATTAAAACTAACTGACGTTACAGGCACATTTGGAAGAGGAGACATTCTTAAGGGAAGTGCTAGTAACTTAAAATCAACAGTAACATCTTTGGTAGAGTATGACTTTGATCTAAAAGTATCCAGTTCATTCCAAGATGTTAGAACTTGGAGTAATGATATTGGAAAACTAAACGATAATGCCCAAAGACTTCATGATAATGATTACTATCAAAGATTCTCATATTCAGTAAGAGGTCCAATTCCATATGAAACATGGAATGAACCTGTAAACAGTCTTGCACACGTTGCTGGATATAAAAACTTTGCAGAATATGAGATCAGTAATGTCACCATTCCTTCAGTTGGAATGACAACTATTACAACTGATTTGAATCTTAACCTGGTATTGTTAAATGAAGCATCTGTTCATAATCTATTCTTCTATGATTTTGTTTCTGAGGATACCAATAGTGCAAACTTCTCAAGAATAGTCAAATTTGATAGTAAAGTAATTACAGACTACAACAAGTCAATCACAAACAAAGTTTTGATGATTGATGATATTAGTCCTCAATTTACTGGATTAGTTACTTCAACTGGTGGTGGAATTATCGGTTTGAGCACGTTCTCACTGCTGAATGATTCTAACACAATGCTTCATCATGTATTCAATCCTGCTACTGCCATTGATACTTCCACTGGTTTGATTACCATCAATGATCATAACTTCCATACTGGAGAAAGATTAGTCTACACTCAAGACTCAGGTCCTATTGGTATCGCTGCCACCCATTCAGTAGGAATAGGAATCAATACCACTGTCAATCTTCCTAATGAAGTTTATGTGGTGAAAGTAACAGATAATACATTTAGACTCTCAATGGGATCATCTGAGACTAAATTATCTACACCACATACAATCGGATTTGCAACTGTAACTGGATTGGGAACAGAACATAGTCTGTCAGTTGAAAGTGAACTTGCAATAACCAGAGGATTGATCACTATTGATAATATGATTCAGAGTCCAATTGCAAGAAAAGACATAACTGTCGGACTTTCTTCAGCAATTGGAGCAGCACATGCTGAAATTTATGTAAATGATCCAACAAAATTTGTTGGCAATTCACTGTTAAAAGTTGATGATGAGATATTTAAGGTTTCTGCAGTTGGTGTTGGGTCAACCAATTCACTTTCAGTAGAACGTGGATTCATGGGAACTTCTCCCGCTGCTCACTTAGTTGGAGCAGCACTCACAGCATTATCTGGTGATTATAGAATCCAAAAAGGCAAGATACACTTCAAAGATGCTCCATATGACTCTAGCACTTTTAGTGGAAGAATATTCTACAGATTGAACTATGATAACAACAAAATAGTTGATGATATTTCTGAAGAATTCGATGGTTCTAAGGATAAGTTTGATTTAACGGTAAACACTCAAGATGCTAGTGGAATCAATACCAGTTTTGGTGCGTTCTTAATTAATAACATCTTCCAAAGACCTTTCTACAATGATGTGGGTTCAGTACTTCAGTCAGACTATACGCTGGTTGGTGGTGGTGTTGGTGCTGCATCAACTATTGATTTTACTGGATCTCTTCCCGATGATTTGCCTAAGGGTGGAATTATTAATGAAATCACCGGTATTACTACTACTGGAGTAGGATATCAGGTTCCAAGAGCAGGATCTGCCTCAACCGTATTCATTAATGCTTCTGGTGCCGTTACTGCTGTTGGCATAGGAAGTTCTGGCGGTGGTGCAGGTTACCTGGTTCCTCCTAGAGTTTCAATTGCATCTACAACTGGGGTTGGTGCAGCAGTAACTGCTGTTATCACTGATGGTATCATAACCTCATTTGATGTGGTTACAGCGGGTTCTGGATACACTGCCACCTCTCCACCGACAGTAATCATAACACCTCCAGGACCATATAAGAACCTGCCACTTACAGGTGGAAGTGGATCTGGTGCAACCTTAGATGTTGTAGTTGGAGTAGGTGGATCTGTACTTAATTTTGAATTGGCAGAAAACGGTATAGGTTATGAAGTTGATGATGTTCTGGAATTATCCGGAATGGAATTCCAATCTGTTGGTGTTTCTACCTTCCCTCTGAAAGTTACAGTTAAATCTAAATTCCAAGATAAATTTGCTGGATGGACTTTTGGTCAACTTTTGGAACTTGATGACTTTAGTGGGTTATTCAATGGAGTAAGAAAAGATTTCTATCTGACTAGAACAATTTTCAATGAAGAGTTCTATAGTATTGTTGCTGAGGCAGGAAGTGGCATCATACTTCAAAATAATCTTTTAATGTTCATTAATGATGTTTTGCAAAAACCAGGTATTGATTATACATTTACTGGCGGTACAAAACTCACTTTCGTGACTGCTCCTGACTTTGGATCTAAGTTTAAGTTGTACTTCTATACTGGTTCATCAAGTGATTATCAGTCAGATGATGTTGATCAAACTATCAAAATTGGAGATGCTCTAAGGTTGCAGAAATGGACTAATGGAGTTGTTTCTCAAACTAATAGAACAGTCTACGAATTGGTTGCTTCTGATACTGTAGAAACTGAAACTTACAGTGGACTCGGAATATCCACTGATGGTAATTTCCTCAGACCAACTATGTGGAGAAAGCAAACTTCCGATTTGATCATCAACGGTTTACCAGTTTCTAAGCAAAGAGACTACTTAGAACCCAAGATCTTCCCCAATACTAATATTATTGTAGGACTTGCTGCTACTCACAGTAAGATTTATGTTAAAGATGGTTGGTCTTTCAGCAGAATCGATGATATTGGTGGTATTTTGGATGATATCGTCATTGTCGGTGTTGGAACAACTGGCAATGCAATAACTGAATCTATAAATGGTGTCACATTCTCAGGTGATTATAATTTAGTTACTGGTATCGGTGCTTCTAATACTGGAATCAATACAACTACACCGATGCTTTATTTTGATGTTGTTGCTGATCCGGCAATCTTTGCTGATCCTGCAACTGCTTCAAAGATCAAGATATCTGGTATTACAACCAGTGATTACTTTGTGATAGATAAGACACTCATAGGTAGCGGTGTTACTGCTATTCTTGATTCGCCTCTGAATCCTCTTGTAGGGGAATCTACAGATTTCATTAATGGTGTATATCATGCACACAAAGTTGATGAACTCAATGCTACCACCAAGAGAATTTTCTCAAATGTTCAATCATTAAGTGGAATTAGCACAGCAGGTCTCTCAACATACAGCACCAGTCATGGTTGTATGAGTTGGGGTGCAATAAATGTCACTAGAAATTCTGGGACAGCAAAAACATTCACTGCTCAAACTGGAAATGGTAATGCTGGTTTATCAACCTCCACGTATATCAGAAGAAAGGGTCAATATAAACTGGCTTACTAATTCTGTATAAATAATCAAAATTGTCAAAGAACCCTTCTGGACATGTCAGCTATAATTACTGATCAATTTAGAATATTGAATGCTGAGACTTTTGTCAAAAGTTTCACAGGTATTGGCACTACCGCCAATAATTACTACACATTTCTGGGTCATCCCAACCCAACAAACACTTTAGTTGATAATTATGGGACTACTGATTGGTCTACAAATCCTCCGGATCCTAAAGATTCATTTGAACAGGAAAGTTCATACCACGATAGTATGCTTTTCATGAAAAAGATCACTTCTAGTGATGTAGCAAGAGTCATACCCAGAAGAAATTGGACGGTTGGAACCACATATGATGTATATAAAAATAATATTGACATTAGTAATGGTGCTTTAGTATCAGACTCAAAGACTCTGTATAATGCAAGTTATTATGTAATCAACTCTGAGTTTAAAGTTTATCTTTGTGTCAATAATGGTGCCAATCCTGAAAGACCGAATGGTCAAAAGTCTTTATACGAACCAAATTTTGTAGCAACTTCTATCAGTCAAGCAGGTGCTATTGATGATGGATATCGTTGGAAATATTTGTACACTTTGACTCCTTCCGAAATCATTAAGTTTACTACAGATAATTATATACCGGTTCCACAAAACTGGGGATCAGGAGAAAGTGCAACTATTAAAGATGCTGCTGTTGATGGAAAAATTGAAACTGTAATTATCAAATCAAGAGGATCTGGATATCAAAAGACTGGAGGTAGTTCTACTGCAACCATCACTGGAATTCCAATTCTTGGAAATGGAACTGGAGCAACAGTCACAGTTCAAATTTCTGGAGGAGAAGTCTTATCTGTTACGATAGAAAACGGTGGAACTGGATACACTAAAGGACTTATAAACTTTAGTTCTTCTGCTATTACTGAATTAACTGGGGGGACTGGTGCCAGTTTTGAGGTTATAATCCCACCAAAGGGTGGACATGGATATGACGTTTATCGCGAACTTGGAGCATTCCGAGTCATGATGTACTCTAAATACGATAATGAATCCGATTATGTAACTGGAAATACTTTCTCCAGAGTTGGAGTTATTAAAAATCCAGTCCAGTTTACCGGAAATGATCTGTACACAGAGCAGACAGCAACTGCTCTGGGCGCACTAAAGTTAAAGTCTAGCGTTGGATCAGGAACCACTGCAGGAACTGTTTATAACTTGAATGCTCAAATCAGTCAAACAGTTGGTGCTGGACAAACTGCAATCGGTTATGTTGCTTCTTGGAATCCAAATACTGGTGTTTTGAGATATTATCAACCGGTAGGTTTCGTGACCTCCACATATGCGGGAACTGCAGGAAATAGATTGTATGATTTCGCTGGTGTAGAGAATCCTATTCAGGGTGCTGCAAGTGGAACTCCATTGATACCTGATGTAAGCATGGACAATGTAAGTTCAATAGTTGTTGGTGGATCTACAGTTCAATTGGGACAAACATTTAATGATGGAAAAGCAAATCCGGAAGTAAAAAGATACTCCGGAGAAATAATCTATATAGACAATAGGGCCCCGATCACTCGATCAGCATCTCAAAAAGAAGAAGTAAAAGTTGTAGTAGAGTTCTAAACAAATGACCCAAAATACCAATCTAAATGTTTCCCCTTATTTTGATGATTTTAGCGAAGATAACAACTACAATAAGGTTCTTTTTAAACCTGGATTTCCAGTTCAGTCTAGGGAACTAACAACTCTACAGTCAATCTTACAGAATCAGATTGAAAGGTTTGGACAATACTTCTTTAAAGAAGGGTCCATGGTCATTCCTGGTGGAAACTTTTTAGATACTTCTTATTTTGCGGTTCGTATTGATCCACAATTTTTAAATATTCCAGTAAGACTCTACACTCAATATCTGGCAACTAATGGAATAGAAATTGAAGGTGAAACTTCAGGTGTTACTGCCAACGTAGTCAATAGACTGACCGATATAGAGTCTGTTGATGGATATGATACTCTGTATATTAAATACAAGAAATCTGGTCCAGATGGCACTACTAGAACATTTATTGATGGAGAAAATCTGATAACGAAATCAGATATTGAATATGCAAATACCAGAATTACAGCGGGCAGTTTGTTTGCTAGAACCATAGCATCAGAATCAACTAAAACTGGTTCTTCTGCATCAGTTAGTGAAGGTATCTATTTCATTAGAGGTTTCTTCGTTAAAGTACCATCCAGCACAATAATTCTCGATCAATACACAAATACACCAAGTTATAGAGTTGGTCTTAGTGTATCGGAGGAAATTGTAAGTGCATCATCAGTAAATAGTGATCTTTTTGATAATGCTAAAGGATTTTCAAATGAATCTGCTCCCGGAGCAGATCGTTTTAGACTCTCAGTAACATTAACTAAAAAGGCATTGACTGATGCCGACGACTTGAGTTTTGTCGAATTGATGAGAGTTGATAATGGATATAGAGAAGAATTTGTAGACAGAACAGAATTTGCTACATTTAAAGATGAATTAGCAAGAAGAACATATGACGAGTCGGGTGATTATTATATCAAACCATTTAAAGTTGAACTCAGAGAAACTTTAAATGATAGATTGGGCAATAGAGGTTTATATTTCAGCAATCAAGTAACAAAGAACGGAAATACTCCTAATGATAATCTTTACACCGTTCAGGTTTCACCTGGAAAAGCATATATTAGAGGAAACGAAATTGAAACAAAAGCAACAGTATCTATTGATTCAATAAAACCAAGAACTGTTCGTAGCAAAGAAAATACATCTCTTCCAATTAGAATTGGAAATATTGCAAAAGTAGAAAACGTATATGGATCTCCTACCATTGGATTTGAAAATTATGTAGTTAATCTTAAAGATCAAAGATTAGCAGTTAATAGAGCAGAAGCAGGTGATACAATCGGTCACGCAAGAGTTTTTGACTTCAATGAAAATAGAGTTGTTGGAGCATCCACTGCTAGATATGATGCTAGATTGTATGATGTTGAAACATATACAAATGTCACTGTTGGTTTGGCACTAGATGCCCCTGAGAGTGCCTTTGTACAGGGTGCTTATAGCGGTTCTAGCGGTTATGTAGTCAGTGCAGTAACAAATGGTACTGTATTGTCTTTGTCAGGTGTTAGAGGCGAATTTCAGTTGAATGAACCATTAGAAATTAATGGTCTTTCGGTAGGTAGAAATATTACCGCAGTGAGAAAATTTGATTTTTCAGATGTTAAGTCACTGCATAGAACTGTAGGGGTATCTACGTTTGCCGGAGACATTGTTCTGTCCATAGAAAAACAAGCATTTAAAGAAAGAAGCAATTTTAGAATTAACCATTCAACTGGAAAAGTTACTTCTACAAGTGTTAGTGATTTCACATCTCTAGTCAAAGTAGGTGATATTATCACATATCCCAAGCAAGCAGGAACTGTTCCAACCTTCAATAGAGTAACTGCCGTAGCAGCAGGTGAATTAACTATTGCAGCAGTTCCGTCAGTAACTGGTATATGTGACGGCACACTTTCTGAGACTGTGACAACAAATGATTTCGATGTTATTGTAGGATCATTACAGCAGTCCGATAGACCTGGATTCCGAGTACCTCTTCAAAACCAATACATTTCTTCAATCAATCTGTTAGACAGTACATGTATTGTAAGAAAACAGTTAAGTAAAAATATAACAAATCTAAACGAGTTTACTTTCAATATTTCCGACCTTGGAGATAATGATCTAAAATTTGAACCATTTACAACTTCCACTTACACTTTAACCTGGGAAACAGGACAAATTGAAGTTTTACAGGATGCACAAGCATCACTAAATGCCAATTTAACAACTTTAACCCTAAGAGGACTGTCAAGAACAGGAAATGGAACTCTTACATTTACCGCTAAGAGAACCAAACTCTTATCTAAATCAAAGACAATCAAAAGATGTGAGCAGTTAATTGTCAACAGATCTAAGTTGTCGGGTGCAGGTGTAGGTGCAACTACATTTGATAATGGATTGAATGGTCCAAATCAAAATGGAAATGTTCAGTTCCCATATGGAACTAGAATCGAAGATAGAGAAATTTCTCTAAACTTCCCAGATATTAAAAGAGTTCTTGGTGTTTTCCAATCAAATGGAAATGGTGAAGCAACTCTCCCATCATTCACCGTATCAAGTCAATCCGCTACATTCACTGGAAATATTGTAGTTGGAGAGCAGATTGTAGGTGCATCATCTGGAGCGGTAGCAAGGGTTGCTACTGTTTCT